CGCCCTCGCACTTGCCGCGATCTACAGCGGCGGCGCTTACACCTATGTCTATGCCATGGCTCTGCAGGACAGGGTCGACCGCGACGATGCCGAGCTGAACACCTTTCACCTCGGCCTCTGCTTCATCCTGGCCGTCGGCTTCCTCGGCCTCATCATGGTGGGAGACGGGTCATGTGCATGATGAAGGCACCCAAGGTCCCCAAGACGCCGCCGCCGGCGCAGTACCAGACCATGCAGGTTCCCAAGGACCAGACCGGCGGTGACCGCAGGCTGCGTCTCAGGCGCCGGGGCATGTGGGCGTCGGTGTTCACCGGGCCGCAGGGCATCACCTCCACGCCGATGACGACCGGCACCGGGGGAGGCATCACAGGTGGCTAGGGCATATCTCGACATCACCCCCGACATGCTGACGCATCTGCCGTCGCTGCTGCCGCGCGGCGCCAACATCTTTGGCTCCATGGACGCAGGCGGCGTGGTCAAGCTGATCCTCGAGGGCAATGACCTGCCCGACGGCAAGCAGCTCGACATGATCATCACCGAGGGGCCGATGAGCCGCCTCATCGAACTGAAGGAGGCCGACGTTGGGTAACTATGTCGCCAGGAAGAACGAGATCGAGGCGGTCAAGCTGTGCGATGCCATCCCGGCAATCGCCGGCGTACCGACGGACGACATGCCGGACTGGGTGTTCGAGGCGGTGAAGGACGACATGATTGTCGCACTCCACGTCCCCCAGCGGCTGCAGCTGGTGACCGGCAATGGCCGCGTCGAGGGAAGGCCGGAGGATTATCTGGCCCGTAGCCCAGACGGCGACCTGTCGATCGTCGATGGAGCCACCTTCGAACGCCAGTACGAACCCGCCTGATGGCCGAGAAGACCCTCAAGGAACGATGCCAGATCAGGCTGGAAGGCCTGCGCCGCACCCGCGAAGGCTTCGAGAGCGACGCCAGGGAGATCGCGGCCTACGCCCAGCCGGCCCGGTCGCGCTGGCTTTCATCTGATACCAACAAGGGCGGGCCATCGCGCCAGTCCAACCGCAAGCTCAACAACGGCCACGGCATCTTCGCCTTCAGGACGCTGCAGGGCGGCATGACCAGCGGGCTAAGCTCGCAGTCACGGCCATGGATGACGCTGCGCGCCTACAACGACGAGCTGCAGGAAGACAACGAGGTCCGCGACTATTGCGCCGAAGTCGAGCGCAGGATGTACAGCTTCCTCGCCTCGACCAACTTCTATGGTGCGACCAAGACCGGCTACCTGGAGATGGGCATGTTTGGCACCGAGGCCTGCATCGCCATGCCCCACGCCGGCGAGGGGATGGTCTGCCACCAGCTGACGTTCGGCGAATACTGGATCGGGCAGGGCAGCAACCTGCAACCGGACAGCCTCTACCGCGAATGCCCAAAGTCGGTGAGGAACGCGATCGAGGATTTCGGGCGGGAGAACTGCAGCGACCACATCCAGCGGATGTACGACCAGTCGAACTATGACGCGACGGTCACCTTCTACCACGCGATAGAGCCGAACATGGACTACATCGAGGGGGCGGCAGGCTGGCAGGGCAAGCCATGGCTCAGCGTCTACTGGGACCCACGGGACAGCAGCAAGGACAGGTTCGTCCAGCGCAACGGGTTCGAGGAGCAGCCGTTCTGGGCGCCACGCTGGGACACCACCGGCGGCGACGTGTGGGGCACAGGCCCCGGCCATGACGCGCTGCCCGATCTTCGCGATCTCCAGGTCACCGCCAAGCGCAAGGCAGAGGCGACCGACTTCCACGTCCACCCCGAACAGGTGGCATCGTCCCGCATCAAGCTGAAGCGCATGCCGCGCAACGTGGTCAGCGTGGCGGGCACCGACCTCGATATGTCGAAGCTGGTCGATACACCCTACCAGATACCCTACCAAACGATCGGCGTGATCCGCGAAGACATTCAGGACATCAAGGAAGCGATCAACCAGGCGACCTACGCCGACCTGTTCATGGCGATCACCAACATGCAGGGCATCCAGCCACGCAACATCGAGGAGATCGCGGCGCGCAACGAGGAGAAGCTGACCCAGCTCGGGCCGGTGATCGAGCGGGTCAACAACGAGAAGCTAGAGGTCGCGATCGAGCGGGTCTACGGCATCATGGACCGGGCTGGCATGCTGCCGCCTGCTCCCGATGTTCTGCGCCGCGCGCCAGACCTCAAGATCGAGTTCGTCTCCATCCTCACCCAGATGCAGCGCATGGTCGGCTTGGGCCAGATCGAGCGCGGCGTCGGCTTCGTCGGCAACCTGGCTGCGATGTTCCCCGAGGTCCGCCACAAGGTGGACGCCTACGAGCTGGTCGACGAATACTGGGCCAGGAGTGGTGCGCCGCCCAAGGCCCTCAGGCCAACAGAAGACGCACAGGCTGACGCCGACGCAGAGGCCCAGAACGCGCAGGCGGCTCAGACCGCCGAGGCGGCAGGCAAGGCAGCACCGGCAGCTGGCGTTGCAGTCGATGCAGCCAAGCTATTGAGCGAGGCACCGATGGCCGCACCGCCGGCAGTCGCTGACCTGGTCCCGCTGATCCCGAGATGACCGAAGACAAGGCCCTGATCCAGGACATGCAGGACCTGGTGGCCCGCCCACAGTTCCAGCGCTTTCTGTTTGCCGTGATTCAACGAGCCGGGTTATTTGACGCTCAGACCGATGGGTCCGTTGGGCGTGATCAGTTCAGGCTGGGACGCAGGAACCTGGGGTTAGAAATCCTCGACTTGGCCGAGAGTGGCCAGCCGATCGCTGAGAAACACCCAGCCGGCCCGCTGCTCACCCTGCTCCAAGTATTCCGCGAGGAAACCCTTAAACCAACGGAGACCCGAAATGCCAAAGACCGATCTTCTTCATACGACCGCCGCGACGAGCTGCTTGATCCCGACGATGGGGATGAAGCCGACTGAAGCCGAACGCCGGATGGGCCGCTACATGCGCGCTCCCGACGGGCATGATGGTGGCGACGGTGGCGACGCCGGCGCGGGTAGCGGCGGAGGTGACGGTGGCGATGCGGCTGGTCAAGGCGATGGCGCTGGTGAAGGCGGCGACGGTGACGCCTCTATCCTCGGCGGCGCGAAGTCCGGTGATGGAGCCGGAGACGGCGGCGAGGGCGGCGAAGCTAAGGGCGATGGCAGCGAGGCTGGTGCTGGTGGGGATGGCGAGGCTGCCGGCGCCCCCGAAGTCTACGACCTCAAGCTGACGTCGATCGAAAAGGGTGAAGACGGCAAGGACGTCGAGACCTCGGTCGACATGGACAAGGTGCTGGTCGAGAAGGCCAGCCCGATCCTCAAGGAATTGAAGCTCAACAACGAGCAGGCCAACAAGCTGGTCGCGCTGGTGCCCGAGGTCCAGGCCCGCCTGGTCGAGCAGCAGACCGAAGCCCACGGCCTGATGAAGGCGCAGTGGGCCAAGGACGCCGAGGCCGACAAGGACATCGGTGGCAAGAACTGGAAAGAAACCCAGCAGCTCGCAGCCAAGGCGCTCGACCATTACGGCGCAGTGGAAGGCAGCGAGTTCCGCAAGCTGCTCGACGACACCGGACTGGGCAACCACCCGGTGATGATCTCAATGTTCCGCAAGATCGGTTTGGCCGTCAAGGAAGACGACAAGCTGGAGCGGGACACCACCAATCCTCAGGGGAAGAAGGATCGTCTCGAAACCCTCTACCCTGATGATGTTCCGAAGAAGTAAGGGAGCTAGAAAATGGCCACTGTAGGCGCATCCTTTCTCAACCTGATCGACATGTTTCGAGCAGGTGGAGACAATGCCACCGCCGATGTCGCTGAAGTTCTGCGCCGTTCATCGCCCGCCGTTAAGGATGCGATCACGGTCCAGGCCAACAGCGGCACGATCCACAAGCATGCAATTCGCACCAACCTCCCGGCAGTGACCTGGGGCCGCCTCTACCAGGGCATCCCGCAGTCGAAGAGCGGTCGTGCGATGGTGACCGACACGACCGGCTTCGTTGAAGGCCTGTCGACCGTCGACACCCGCCTGCTCGACATCTCGCCCAATCCGGCGGCCACTCGCGCATCGGAGGCCGAGGCCTTCATCGAGAGCATGACGCAGGAAGCCGAGACCGGCATCTTCTACCACGACAGCGCCACGGCGCCTGAGAAGTTCAAGGGCCTGGCGGCGCGGTACAACACCGTCTCCGGCACCGGCCAGAACATCAACCAGGTGGTCGACGGCACTGGCTCCGGCTCCGACAATACGTCGATCTGGCTGGTGACCTGGTCGGAGAATGCGACGCACCTCATCTACCCGCAGGGTACTCAGGGCGGCATCATCCGGCAGGACAAGGGCGAGCAGCGCGTCACCGACAGCAACAGCAACGCCTACTACGTCAAGGAAGAGCTGTTCCGCTGGCATCTCGGCCTGGCCGTCAAGGACTGGCGCTACAACGTCCGCATCGCCAACCTCGACGTTAGCGACCTGATCGCCGGCACCGTCGATGTCCTCAAGTACCTGCGGAAGGCCTATCACCGCATCCAGGGGCGCATCCGCGCCACCGACATGCGCGATGAGAACGCCGGCATGAATGGCCGTACGGTCATCTACATGAACCGCACGGTCTACGAGGCGCTCGACGCTCAGCTGACCAATCCGTCGCTGAACGCCGCACTGCAGCTCCGCACCACCGAGCTTGAGGGCGAAGAGGTCGAAACGTATCGGGGCATCCCGATCCGCGTGACCGACGCGCTTCTCAACACCGAAGCCCGCGTGGTCTAAGTTGAGAACCAAGGAGTAAGAGAAATGATTGTCGACAACACCCTCGTTCTCAGCGACAGCCAGGCGGTTACCGCCACTGCCCGCTCGACGAACATCATCGACCTGGC